CTAGTGGAGTTGGTGCAACAGATCATAGTATTTTAAGGAGGAGTGGATTTAATGTTTCAAGTCCGAGAGCACCGTGGAAGATAAGGGATAAGATAACTGCTGTTAATACAGCTTTATTAGATGCGAGTGGAGATAGGAGGACGTTTATTCATCCAAGATGTAAGGAATTAATTAAGTCATTAAGGACTTTGACGTATGCACCGAACACAGGATTACCTAATAAAAACCTTGGTGTTGATCATGCTTTTGATGCTTTCGGTTATTTATGTTTACAACAATTTAATTTGGCAAAACCCGAAACTTTAGGTCAGACTGGGTATAGAATTTATTAAGAATGATGCCTAAAGGAATTTATACAAAGAAGAAAAAGGGGTTAAAGAAGAAGAATAGAGCTTAGAATAGAGATACTGTTGTATTTGTTAACGAGTTAGATGACGTATAGCGTACCAGGGCCAATTCGTACAAATATTGTTAGTTCTACTTCAGTAGGGGGAGGAGATAGTCCATTTACGAGAACGAGAGCTGTAATGGACATGGTAAGGGGATGGGAAATTATGAAAGCGGTTAGTCAAGGGACTGAATATTTAAGAGCAAATTCCGAAGCATTTTTGCCGTTAGAGCCGAGGGAAGATTATGAAGCGTATTTATCGAGAGTAAATCGAGCAGTATTTTCGCCTTACACACAGCGATTAATTAGAGCTGCGACAGGTTTGATATTAAGGAAACCAATTACTATTGTTGGTGATCCCTATTGGACTGATGTTTTTGTTAAGGATGTTGATGGATGTGGATCTGATTTAGATGAATATGCGAGGAGGTTATTAATTTGCGCTTTAACTTATGGTCATAGTCATAGTTTGGTAGATTTTCCTGCACCTACGGGAGCAAAAAGTTTAGCGGAAGAAAGGGAGCAAAATCGTAGGCCATATTGGATAGAAATCGACCCAACTGATATTTATGGGTGGAGATTAGATCGAGAAGTAAATTATGGGAAGTTGATACAGGTAAGAATTGCTGAAAAAGCTGTTGTTCCGATTGGTGAGTTTGGGGAGAAGATATTTGATCAAGTCAGGGTAATTGAACCAGGAGAATATCGTATTTATCGTAAGAAAGAGGCAAAAAAGGACTTAATTGATGTTGAAGGGACTGCTTATGCAGGTAATTTTGATTCTCCAGAGAATGAGAATGACTATGAATTAGTTAGTGGAGGAGAGTTTTCGTTAGGTGAAGTACCTCTAGTGACTGTTTATGCAGGGAAGACAGATACGATGACAAGTAAACCACCGTTATTAGATATTGCGTATTTAAATTTAGCGCATTTTCAACGTCAAGCTGATTTAATTCATAGTTTGCACGTAGCATCTCAACCAATGCTTGTTTTAGAGGGTTGGGATGATCAAACAAAGGACATGAGTATTAGTGTTAATTATGCGATGGCGACTCAGCCTGGGAATAAGGTGTATTATGTTGAGCCAGCGAGTAGTGCTTTTGAAGCACAGACTGCTGAGATCCAAGAATTGCAACTTCAGATGGCAACTCTTGGTATTAGTACGTTATCACAACAAAAATTTGTTGCAGAATCAGCAGATGCGAGAAGATTAGATCGAGTTGATACAAATTCTATGTTGTCAATGGTTTCATTAGATTTGGAGCAAAAAATACAAAAATCGTTTGATTTATCTGCTAAATATTTAGGATTAGAGCCCCCTGAGATAAAAATTAGTCGTGATTTTGATATTGATCGTTTAATTGGGCAAGATATAACAGCATTAACTTCTTTGTTTGATCAAAGTGTGATTGATCGAGAAGAATTTAGAGAAATTTTAGTACAGGGAGAAGTTTTACCTGCTGCAACAGAGACAGGGAAGGATGATACAGATGAAAAACCTGTTGAAGTAAGAGAAGAAGGGGCTACAAGTGAACAGATTAACAAGTTAATCGAGTCTCTTAATCAATAGTTATGGCAACAAAAGAAGATTTAAGTCTTGCACAAGTTACGGCATTAGTCCGTCTTAGTAAGAAATTAAAAAGCACTCCTGTTCCCAAACAAGGAGTTAAGGGTGAAAAGGGGGAAAAAGGCGAGCGTGGAGAGCAAGGTCCACGAGGTGAGAAAGGGAAAGAAGGATTAAAAGGGGATAAAGGTCCAGAAGGACCAAAAGGTAAGCAAGGGGGAGAAGGAAAAGAAGGTAAGCAAGGTGAAAAAGGGACTCAGATATTGTCAGGGAGATCAAAACCACAAGAAAAAGAAGGAGATGATGGTGATTTTTATGTTCAGAAGGCTCCTTTAACAATTTATGGTCCTAAGCGTTCAACGAAATGGGGAACAGGAATAAAACTTATAAAAGAAGGGGATAAAGATCCTAAAACGAGCCAATTAACAGTCGGAGGTCAGTTACCTGGTGGTGGATCTGGAACGTCTGCGACTGTTGAAGTTGGGACTGTTACAACAGGAGCTGCTGGATCAAGTGCAAGTGTTACAAATAGTGGAACAAGTAGTGCTGCTGTATTTGATTTTGCAATACCTAGAGGTGCGACAGGTGAGACAGGTGCGACTGGGGCAGCAGGAAGTGATGGCAGTGACGGAAGTGACGGAAGTGACGGAAGTGATGGTGCGGCTGGGGCAGCAGCGACGATTTCAATAGGGACAGTAACTACAGGTGCTGCGGGTTCTAGTGCGACGGTATCAAATGTAGGGACAAGTTCTGCTGCTGTATTAACTTTCAGTATTCCTACAGGAGCCACAGGATCAGCTGGTAGTGACGGAGCTGATGGTTCGGATGCGACTGTAAATGCGACGAATGTTAATAATGCTGGTGCGATAATGAATTCTGATATTGATGGGAAGGGTGAAATACTAATTGGAGATGGTACAGGTGATCCAACAGCATTAGCAGTTGGGACGAATAATTATGTTTTAACTGCTGACTCTAGTGAAGCAACAGGAGTTAAATGGGCTACTGCCTCTGGAAGTTTAGATGTACTTGAAGTAATGTTGTTTTCATAGGAGGTTTATTATGGCATTAACCAAAAACGGATTAGGATCAATCGTACCTATAGCGGCCTCTGCAACTGGAGAGATAACTGGTACAAAAGTTGTAAGTGATAAGAATGTATATATAAAAGGGTTATTGATCTATAACACTTCGACAACGGATTCTCAAACTTGTGAAATACATGTTGTTCCTAACGACTCAGGGAGTGTTGGTTCTGCTGCTGCTGCCAATAAGATAGGACGATTAACTTTAACAGCATCAGATACTGCCTTTTTTGAATTTGCTTATCCGTTAACTCTGACCACCACAAATGATTGTATTTTGGTTGTTAATGGATCAGGGGCAACAGTGAATGTTTTACCTGTAGGAGATGTGGAATCTTAATCATGGGAATTATTTCTTTACAAGATAAGTACATAAATAATGATGATTCAAAATACAAGACTACAGGTAAAGAAGTTCGATACCATACGGCGGCCAAGCTAGCATCGACACCTAATACTCCGAAGATAACAGGTCATTATTTTTGGAGACATGCAAGTAATACTGTGGCTTTTGGAGCCTTTTGGGAGGCTGTAGATGGAGAAGTTTATAGTTTATTATTTGAATCTACGGAAGGAGTAACTTTCAAGGTAAATGAAAGAGCTGATACTGCTCAAACTGCGGATGATGATCCTTGGTATGATTTTGAAATTGATTTAACAGGGATGCCCAATGGGAGATTGGTTTTCTATGTTCGTAGATCCAACTATTCCTGTGATTTAGCTTTAGACGATATTGTTTTTCAACCTTCTTTTGGTTCTGCCGTTAGCTTTGATCCTAGTACTCAATCAGTTAGGGATAATGATATGTGGTATAGGAGTGGGAACAGTGTTCTTAATATGAGTAGTTATGAGGCAGCAAAATTGAGATATGTTGATAACGACGGAAGTCCAGCAGCTTTCACCGATGCTATGGGGTCTAGTTCAGCTAAAGCTACTTTGAGATGGAATTATAGAATAGGTAGTACACCTACAGGCAATACTGGTCCTGATAATGCGGCTGATAATAATAATAATACGTTTTATATGTATTTTGAAGGTTCAGGGAATTATAGCCCTAGTACTGATCGAGGGGGTTATGTTAGATGGCAGGACTTTCGTAATATAGAGACTGGAGCTGTTCAAACAACATGAGTGTGAATATTACTAGTCATCTAGCTATTAACAAACAAGATAATTCTGATGATATAGAGGTTTTAGTAATGGTTGAAGGTAGTGAGTATGTCCACAAAGCAGATATCAAGGTAAGTGATTGGCCTGATTATTTGTATTATGGATATAATGGCCGAATTAATGCTAAGGATAAGCAAGGTCGTTTTAGAAGTACATTAGAATATGTCAGATTGCAGGATTGGACTTGGGTTATTACAGATAAAAAACATCCAAGTACTTATCAGGTTGATTATTAAGGATGCAAAGTTTATTTAATTATGTACTAAACTAATGATTGAGTAATATACACTTTTATGCCAATTGAAAAGATGAGGTTTGAGGATCTTAATCCTCCTGCTTGTCCTCCTAAAAAAGTAGAGAAAGCTAAAGCGAAGGCAGCACCAAAAGCTGAGGCAAAGATCGCTGATTTTAATTCTGATTTTGTTGTTGAATAAATATGGAAGAAAAAGTCATCCAGCAGGAGTCTGTGGCTCCTGTTGAGCAGTCTGTGGCTGCTACCGATGCTACACAGACAACTCCAGCACCAATAATTGATGTTGATGCGTTAAAAAATGAGTTAGCGCAAGAAAAGGCTTCAAGAGCAAAAGCTGAACAATCTTTTGGCGAATTGAAGTCAAAGGTCGATGAAATGTATAAAAAAGCTGATGAAAAAAGAGTAAAAAGTCTTGAAAACCAAGGTGAATACAAACCTCTTTGGGAAGAAGCTAATAAAACAAATCAAGAAAGAGTTAAAGAAATTGAAAGTTTAAAAGGTCAAATTGATGAGTTAAAACGTTCCACTGAGAATGCTGCGACTCGAAATACTGCTTTATCTGCATTAAGTGATGCTGGAGCAATCAGTGCTGACCAAACTCTTTCTTTATTGCAAGATAAATTGCAAAAAAGTAGTGATGGTAGGACTGTTATTTTAAATGGTGGTGTTGAACAAGATTTAGGAACTTATATTAATAATCTGAAGAATCCTGGTAGTGGATGGGAACATCATTTTAAAGCAAGTAGTGCGGCTGGAATGGGTGCAAAGCCTAGTCCTACGTCCAATGTTGCCCCTGGGTCTGAAAACCCTTGGAAGACGGGCAATCTCACGCAACAAATGATATTATCTAACCAAGACCCTGATCTAGCGGCTGTGCTGCAAAGAGAGGCATCTCAGTAACACAATTTCCGATAGTTATCTAACAAATAAGTCTGTGACTTATGGAGATAATTATCTTTAAATCTGTGATTTATCTGGAAAGTGTTACTCCCAAGTCTGTGGCTTGGTGGTCAGTAAACCGTAATTTTTAGGAGAAAGAAATGGCAGCCCCGTTTCAGAATTACTCTGGCGGTGTCCTTTTAGCAGACATCGTAAAGAGAAATAATTTGTCTCGTTATGTTCAAGAGGCAATTAAAGAGCGTAGTCAATTTGTAAAGAGTGGTGCTGTTGTAAGAAGCAGCTTCCTTGATGCAAAAGAAGGTGGTACACGTATTCAAGTTCCTGAGTTCAATCCTGTATCTCCAACTGAAGAGATCATGACTGGTGCAGCGAACTGGGGAACGAGTACTGGTGGATATTTGACTCCACAGAAGATTGGAACTGCAACACAGATTGCATCTATCTGCCATAGAGGTTTTGCCTATGCGGTTGATGATATTGCAATGCTTGCTGCTGGTGAAGATCCAATGCTTGCAATCCGCAATCAGTTAGCTGATGCAATCAATAAGTTGAACAACGCTCGTTTGTTCTCACAACTTGCTGGTTTATTCGGTACTGCTTTAAGTGGTAATGCACTTGATGTTGCAAAAGCTGCTTCATCTGGAGCTGCTGAAGCGAACTATCTAACTGCTTCTACAATTTCACAGGCTAGAGCGAAGTTAGGAGAAAGAGGTGAAGAGCCAAATCTTCTAATTGTTCACCCTAACGTTGCTTACTACTTGTATCAGGTGGGAATGTTGACATTCTCTACTGCTGCAATGGTTTCTTCAGGAAATATCACCTGGGGTGGTGGCGGAGTTGGCGTTGGAGCTAGAGCTGTTGGTCAGTTTGCTGGTTGCGATGTCATTA